AATTCCAGCACAACAGATGCCGTCCCCACAATGTCCAGCGATACTAACCCGAGTGGTCAGTGTTTATATTCGGGATCTGTCTCTGCTGCTGGATTAGCCTCTTATGGCCCCTTTGACGATTCAACTCTCGAATGGGCGTATCTGTCAGGTGTTGGCTCAGTAGGCACAGGGTATTATGGGTATGATTTCGGGTCAGGAGTCACAAAGGCTATTAATAAATTTACCATGACATCTCGAAACTCATATCCGAATCAGGCACCAAAAGATTTTAAGATCCAATATTCAAATGACAATGTTACATGGACAGATGCCACAGATGGATCATACACAGGTGAGACAGGTTGGGGTGCTACAGAAACCCGCACTTTTACATTTACAAATGGGATTCCTTATAGATACTGGAGAATCTTTTTCACAGATCAAAATGGCCCCGATGCCTCTGAGTATTACTACGGACTCAGAGAAATTGAGTTGATAGAGGCACAGGCAGGAATCACATTAGACAATCAAGATCCTGAGCTTGGCTTTTGGGGTGTGAGTGATCCGGGAGGAGCAGGAAACAGAACCATTACTGTTACAAATAGATCAGGCTCAACCCAAAAAATCAAAACCACTTTTGTATCGGAGTAAAAAATGGAACCTGAGAAAACAACATTAGAAACAAAAATGTTTTGTATTGCGTGTGAGAAAGAAGAAGGGAAAAAAACCCAAACATCAATGGTCATCAAAACCCCTGATAATAAGCATGTGGTTTTTCTATGCTCCAGACACCAAACATTCTCTAATTTTGAAAAATACAAGGGAAACTAAGATGAAACTAACCAAGAATTTCAAGCTAGAGGAATTTGCTTGCAAATCAGGAGAGGAAACCCCTGAGGAGATCATTCCAATCCTCACAGACCTAGCTGAGCAGCTTCAAGAGCTCAGAGAACACACAGGGATGCCTATCCGCATCAATTCGGGATACAGATCCCCTGCTCACAATGCCAAGATTGGAGGGGTAAAAAACTCCCAACATACAAAAGGCACAGCAGCAGACATCGTCGTCGTGGGTCAATCCCCTAGAGAGACAAGAAAACAGATTGAAATCTTGATCAAACAGGGTAAAATGAAACAAGGGGGGATTGGTGCATATTCTTCCTTCACTCACTATGACATCAGAGGCTACAAAGCCAGATGGAAGGGATAGGGTTATGCCTAGGAAACCAGCCAAGGGCAAGCGATTCACCAAGGTAGTTAAGAACAAGAAAACCGGTGCAACCAAGACAATCTCTTTTGGTCAAAAGGGAGCCTCAATAAGACCTGGAACAAAGAAGGGCGATGCCTATTGTGCTAGGTCAATGGGAATTAAGAGGAGACTCCCAAAATCAAAACGCAATGACCCCAACACGCCAAACAATCTGTCACGGAAAAAATGGAAATGCCGTGGCACAAAATCAATGAGGTAGGGTGAAAAAATGATGGATGAACCATTAACAAATTTAATCTTGAATGGTGGAGCCAATGCAGCTTTTGCTATGTTTTTGTTATGGCAATACAAAGACCAACAAAAACGGGCAGATGAGAGAGAGGCAAAAAACGAAAACAGAGAGCAGGACCTCAGAAGAAGATATGATGACGTGATCAAAAATTATCAAGAAAAAGAAGAAAAAACAAGACAAACCTTGGAAAAAGATTTAGTCGAGGTTGATAAAAGATTGTCTCTTTTGGAGCAGAAGCTAGACCACATTGTAGATGTAGTCTCTGAAATAAAACAAAAATTCTTGAGAGTAGGCTAAAATGAAAGCATTAGCAATTATCAAAATCCTATACCCAGTAGCAAAAGCCATCGTAGAGGATGTCCAAGCAGCAAAAAACCCCTCATCAGAAGGGGGAAAGAAGGTAACCAAGAAAGAGGTACAGGACATCGTATTTGAAAACCTCATTGAGGCGATTCCTGCAATCGAGGCAATTGTCAAAACGCTCTAGGGGTGTTATACTGGAATCAAGATTTATAGTCTTGGTTGTTATTTTTTATCCGTAAGAGGAGAGGGTTTTTTAATTCATCATTTCCCCCTCTCCTTTTTTGTTTTAGGGTTAGAATAGCCTGAGCTGCTTTTGGTGCTCTTTCAGTCTGTGGGATGCAGCCTCAAAGTATTCTTTGTCCAGTTCAAACCCTGTGAGGGAGTAGCCTAGGTTGTGGCAAGCGATGGCGATTGAGCCAGAGCCTAGATGCGTGTCTAGGATTTTGTCTCCCTCTTTGGCATATTTATCGAGAAGCCAAGTATAGAGGGCTACTGGTTTTTGGGTGGGGTGAATCTTTTCCTCTACTCCAAAATGTCTATATTCAAACATTTTCATTACACCTTTTAATGATGTCCATGCCAATTCAAACCTAGAAAATTTAGGCATAAATTGTTTTTTATCCCAACAGATCCACTCTCTGCTTTCAGGGATTCTATTCGCAAAATAATTACCGCCCCATATTATTTGATTTTTAGAAACTCTAATCAATTCATTGAAATAATCTTTTGTAGGGCTTGAATCCCATTTATCAATAGACCCATTGTGATAAACTAAGTGACCCAGTGCCCCTTTTCCACCTGTTTGCGCTCCTAATTCTTTCATTCCATACGGCGGATCAACAATAGCCAAATCAAAAGCATTATCCTCCATCTCTCTCATAGCCTCAAGACAGTCTCTATTGTATAGTTCAATCATCGTCCTCTCTCCTCTCTCAAACAATCCTTGTAATTCTGCACTGCCTCCTCAGGGGTTGCTCCTGATGGGTAGCATAGGGTGTCTCCATTGGGTAAGTCCTGCTCAACCACCCAATAGCCCTTCTTTCCCTTTCTTGGGTGATATACGAGTAATGCGTTATTCATTATTCTTTCCTTTGGTTATAATAAGTCGCTTATATGTCCTGTTTGTTTGCATTCTCTACATCTCCAACCAACGAGAGGACAGGGATGTCCTGTTAGGTCTAGGAGGAAGAACGCTTCTTTGGCTTCACATTTGGGGCAGGGTATCTCAGTAGCCTGATTTCCAACAACTAAAGCATTGACCTCTTTAGCTATCAGATCTCTCACATCTACATCTAGGATAGCCTGCTCTATTGTTCTCGGCTCTCTTTTGTCTATGATTTGCGCTCTCCCTCTTGGTTTATATTTTGGAGTCTCCTCTTTTTTCCAGCACATCTCAGCACAGACAATCCTAGAGGGTTTGTGTTTGGTTTTCTTTGTTTTGAACATTGGAGATCCACAATCAGAGCATAGATCAGGGGTTTGAGCTACTTGATAGCAATGTCTCATTCCTACTAGTGTTCTCTCTAGGATCTCCTCTATTTTTCCAGTCCGATAGACCCTCTTTTTTCCTCTAGCAATACCTTTGTCTTGGTTTGTTCTCTTGGTGGTGTAGAGGGTGATAATTTTGATGGAGTCCTCTCCTCTATATCTAGGCATGGCATCTCCATCATAATAAGAATCAGCTAAGGATGTATATACCCTGACCCTCATTCTATCAGCTCCATCTATATGTCTCTCATAGACTATCTCTCTAGTCCCCCACACCTTCACCTCTTGGAAGCCAGAGGACTCTAACATCTCAATTAGACTTTCTGATAGTTTGGCCCTAGACTCACCACAATCAGCATCATAAATAGTCATTACTCACCCCCTTTTGACCAATATGTTTTACCTCTGATTACTTTTTTGAAATACCCAGCATCTCTGAGGATTTGAGAGATTCTGCGAGAATTACCACTATGTCTTTGAGCCACGGGCAATTCTATAGACTTCATAATGTCCCCAATGGTTATTTTGCTTGTAGATTTCTCCACACACTCAATGACCTCATAAGCCCAAGGATCCTCCACTAAATAGGCTTGTTGGTAGATGGGGAGGGTTTGTTTTTCCATCTCATCATCTAAGAACCAATCCTCCCCCACTTGATAAGCTGCCAAAGCCTCAGCCCAAATCTCATCTCTCCATCTGTGGAGATAGTCCAAATCCATCATCTCAGTAATGTTTAGGATCCAAAATCTTCTATCAGTCCCATCAGATAGGAATTGAAAATCATTTGTAGTAGCATAAAAGACTGTTCTTCTATCCCTAGACACAGGGAAACGAGCATAAGAGGGTCTGTAGTCATCCTTTGCTTGGGTGAGGAATTGCTTTGTCACTGATGCCGATTTACCTTGTAGAGAGGACATCTCTGAGAACTCCCAACACCAAACCCCTGATGAGTGGAGCAGCTCCTGAGCATTCTTGTGTCCAATGGGGAGATCAGAATCAGACCACCATTCTCTACCTGCTAGAATCTTCATACAGGATGATTTCCCGATTCCTTTTCCTCCCACCAAAACAAGGCAGGAATGAACCTCACAACCCGGGTTCATTATACGAGCCACAAGGGAGATCCACCATTTACGAGACATAGCCTCTATGAGTGGTCTAGTGTGATCTGTCACCTCAGCTTTGAACACATTCTCAAATAGTTTTGTCAATCTCTCCTTTCCATCCCAAGACAGAGAATTCAGATAGTCTCTGATAGGCTCGATAGAATTAGATGTGGCTACCATCTGCACAATGTCAGACACTTCTTTTGAGGGTCTTGTCAGGTAATAACGCACCTCAATGTCTCTCCTGATGATCTGGATTGTATTATCCTCTATCATCTTTCCCTTAAAGAGCATTCGGTTTGAATGAGCATTGTAACAAAGGGATTGATACTCAGGATCATTCTCCAAAATCGTCGCCACATTGTCAACGGTCTTGTGTGGGGTATTGCTATCCTCATCAATAGATAGTTTTGCCCATGTTGCTTTGTCTGCACCTTTGGGGCTAGGGGA